AAAACTGAAATATAGGAGTCCAAGGTTGAGGACATTGTACAGCTGCTGGGCTAGTAGCTATGGTATTTATAAATACAGGGTTTTGAAGCCTACCATCCCCATCATCTATTACATCGCCAGCCGCAGGATTTATAAAATCTCCTTCAAACCATGCATGTAAATCGTCATAATCTTGAGAAGCTACATAAGTGTTTTCCCAGATATAATCAATTCCTGGACATCCACTTGCATCATGCCTGCCTATTCTCCATTTTATTTTTATACTAGATTGAGTTGGCACGGTGTAATTAGCAGTAGCATTGTTAGAGTCAGTAGTAAAAGCCGGGTATTGTAAATAAGGAGAACAATAAGCTCTGTTGGTTCCACCAGCTGTTTTTTCTCCTTCATCTATAACCGCATTATCATCTAAATTAATACTAAAATTTTGTCCTCTTATTTGCATATACAAACCTGCTAACTGGTTTGAACTACTAGGAGCTTCTCCCTCAACCTCTAAAAAGTTTGACGATTCAGCACTTACATCCAAAACCTGACAAGTTACCTCTCTGTTTAACGGCCCACTAGCGTCTAGTTTTACAACTAAAATATCTCCTTTTTGTACTTTGTTTTGATTATCCCCCTCTAACTTAAAATATATAACTCTTGTAGTTTGACTTTGATAATAAAAGTTAGAATATATTGTTTCATATCCTCCTTCACTAGGTTTTACCACAAATTTATATTTTGTAGCCCAAGTTGGAGGCAAGTTTTCTATATTAACTTTTATTTTATTTTGATCTACTGAAGCGGAAGGAGGTACAAAAGTAGTATTAAATTCAGAAACCAATACTGTTGATGCCCTTCCGTAGTCATCCATATATACAATTCCTGTTTCATAATCTCTGTTACTGTGTAATGAAGATGTATCTTGACTTGACGTAAAAGTTCCTTGCCCTCGTGTAAAATTAAAATACTCATAAACATTAGTAGATCCTGAAGTGTACTTCATAGCTAACACTTGCAATGAAAATACATTTGAACCTACAGAAGAACCTATTCTAAAACCTTGCTGTGTTTGCGCATCTATACTACTGTTTGCTTTAGTAAACACACAATTAGTTGGAACTATTGTTACTGTATTAAATAAATCTGTCAATGAGTTTCCTTGAGTAGATGTGGCTAACGGCTGAAAATTAGTGTTTAATACTGTACCAATACGTTCAGCAAATTCAGTAGAATTTACCATTTCATATACTGAAGTATAATTTCTATTTACTGGAAATATTACAGACAATTCAAAAGGTGTGTTATTAAAAGCCGCATCATAACAAGCATCGCCCGTATCTCCGTTTAAAGTTGAATGCTGAATAAACACAGTAAAACTTAAAGATGAACCTTTAACAAGGCGATTAGCAAACTCAGATAAATCAAAACTAATTTTTGAATTTTGAATTGTTGTGTTTGTGTTAGGGTTTATTGTATATACTGCTCCTGTAGACATTGTTGCTTCAGGCAAGTCATCAAATAATATATCGTTTGTAAATAATGACGTTGTAAAGTTTATAGCTATATCTTGATCTGCTGCATTTACTATATCATATCCATCGGTATAATTACCATATATAAGTCTGTTACCTTGAATTGTTTGAGCTTTTGCAACTTTAGGAACATTGTCATATAACCTTAGTAATTCATCGCTCCCTAAAACTGTATATATTTTACTGTTAGTAAAAGTATAAGTTTGTTTAGTATTGTTTCCCCATCCGTAATCTGATTTTTTAAATCTTTCTATTACATAAATAGAGTTACTATTACTAGGTTTAAATAATAAATCTACTTCAATAACCTTGTCTGAGCCAGTTTCAAACTCAACCTCAGCTGAGTTATATATATTTTTCATAGAGCCGTTATTGAAATTGTTTACATCAAAATCAAAAGGGCCTGGTTGAAATGCAGCTACAGAAAATAAAGAAGTTGCACTGTACTCATTGTTTACATACCTGTACCTGTAAGCAAAAGTAATAAACCTAGTATCCATATAATTTTCTTCTCCAGGAACATCAATCATTGTTACTTTAGGCGATGGAAGTGTGTCTAATGAAGCAAAACCTGGTGGCCTTAAAATTACACTTATATCACTTTCTGTTATACCATCCGTAAGTCCTGCTGGATCTGGATAGTTTTGTGTAACATTTATTTTTCTTGGAGGATTTTTGTCGTCAGTAAAAAACAATAAGTCTTCTATTTTATTAACTCCTGTTATTAAAAACTTAGGATCAAAGTTTAATACTTGTTTACTTACAACATGATACGTTAAAGTTTCTGACTGTATATTAAATGACACAATTAAATCTAGCTTACCACCTATTACAGGGTTATTAGAATCGTGTATAAACCAATAAATGGTTTCTTTAGATCCATCTTCATAAGCTCCTATACATTGCGCAGAATTAGAAAGGTTTTGGCCACCATAAGCTAATGTCGTAAGCTGTGAGTTACCTTTAGAGTTTTCAACAGCACCTATTTCCGTAGTTTCTGTTGCTCCTAATCTTACATTAATAGCGTTTATGTATTGGCCTGGCGGAACAAGACGTTCATCAACGCTCTTATTCATTTTACCTGCAATAAAATTTGTATTTACTATTGGCATTTTATTTTAACCATTTATCCTGGCCTCTTAAATTCATTAAAAGACGACCAGGGTGAATATTACTTAATCTAATTTTTGCATTTCTTAACAATGATGACTTGTCTTTTCGTGCTCTGTTTACAATATATTCTTGTACTCCTAATCTACCATTTAAAATAGAATACCTTATGTATGCGTATAAATATTCTTCAAATAATTTGTTAACACTTATATTTGCGTCATCACCATTCTCCATTCCATCCGATACATATTCTAATACAACTGAAGCTCCAGAACCTATTGAGCTAAAATTAATCACTCCACTTTGTTTGTTAATGCTAAATGTAGGGTTTGAGTTAGCTGTTTCGGTATTTAACCCAAAACGAGATCCTATTCCAAAATCAAAATACCAACATCCATCCACACACCAACCTTCTTGTCCATTGTAAGGGCTTCTGTCATTTAAATAAATACTTCTTGCACCACTAGCAAACGAAGCATCTAATTCTGAAAACTGTGGTTTTAATACATTACCATCTTGATCGTATAATATCTTTGCATTATTGTCTTGCAAATAAGTGTTAGCCCATCCTGTCTGTATATTTTCTGTTAAAGGATATAATACTCCATTTAGATATTGGGATATTCTTACCCAGTTTACATAGTCAGAAGGTAATATAAACCTTAAATTATCATCCAAATCTAATTGCAAGATTTTAACCTCTTTCATCGCATCATAATTCAATTCTTGAATACCTCTTTTTGCGTGAAATAAAACTTGATACCTGTTTAAATTATTAAGCAACTCATGGTTTCCTTGATACATTAACATAAAGTTGTTTACAATATCATTTAAAGAAACGTACTGGTAGGATCCCCAATTCTTGTCTTGAGGTATACCTCCTGAATTTGCGTAATATGCGTAATCATTTATATAAGCCATATCTTACGTTTGTATTTGGTTATTTTCTACTTCTTCTTGTTGCCCAAACTGATATAAATCGCCTTCTCTAATTTCTATACCTACATACTGACATATCTTAGCTATAATACCAGGTTCGTCAGACAAAGGTAATTCAAAGTCTTGATAATCTGCTTGGTTAATATCAAACAAAGGCTCGCCTGATGCAAGTGTTTGATACGTCCATTTAGGAGGCAAAGGATAACGTACATATTCTGCCGTTACACTACCATTAGTTGTTATGCTTGTAGGGTATACTGTTATAGTATTTCCTAACTGTCCTGTATTAGAATCACCTATTACAGATGATGTCGCTCCTCCCAACACATACGCAGGAAATCCTGTTGATGGTGCTGTTAATGGAGAGTTGTTTAGATAAAATATTTTATTTTGATTAACTCTTTCTACCTCTACTATTCCGCTTGTTGAAAATACCCCGTAGCTATCACCGATAGTTTGAGCTACCCCAAAAGGTGAATAAGATAATGTTAACTGAGTTTCGCTATCTACACTAACTACAAACCCACTAAAACCAGAATAACTTGATGCTCCCGATGTGTTAACTACTTGTTGACCAACTTTAACACCACTTGTTACGAACGTAGCGTTCGCATCTGTTAAAGTATTCAATCCAGCTGCGGTGCTTACTCCAGACGTTATTTGAGTAGGGTAGTAATTTACTTTATTGATTAAATAATAATCGCTTGGTAAATTAAACAAATTGTTTCCTTTTTGAGCTAAACTTCTTGTAACAGAAAAACTGTCCATTACTTCTACCAAACCTTTTACTATATCAGCATATCCTGTTCCAGATATTCTTTGATTTTCTTTATTAGTCCAGGCATTGTATTGATAAAAATAATCTTCAAACAAATCCATTTGTGCTTGTTGAGCATACAAATTAAAATCTTGCGGAGATATATATCCGTAATTATTTTTATTAGCTATAGCAAGGACGGTATTTCTAACAGAGTTTATCATGTTAAATTCTTTTTACAAATATAGTCAAAAAAAAAGAGGTCACTTTTTTTGTAACCTCTGATTTTTTTAAAAGAAAATAAAACTTACGATATTACGCCAGCCGCTTTAACTCCTAATTCTATAGCAGTTACAGTAACTGGTACAGATGCGCTAGCCGCAGATGCTGGATATGCACTTCCTTTAGGTGAATAAACTGGTTGTTGCCAAGATAATTGTAAAGCGTGCTCTACTGATTCGTTTAAGAAATCTTTAAACGAAGAAGAGTTTGCTACAATTGCATCATGCGTAATTTTGTACGATTGTACAACGTTAGTTCCAGCAGGAACTGTAGCTGAACCATCATTAGCAATAGAGTATCCTGCTTGTGCAGAAGAAATACTATTGTAAAAGATATTAATTACAGTGTCACTTTCTTGCTTAATTTCCATAATTCCATTTACAGGAATTAAAATGTCGCCCTTGTTTTGTCCGGATCCAGACTTAAATAATTTGATAAACTTTTCCATAGGTAATAATGTTAATGGGTTAATAAAGCACAAAGATACGCTTTCTATTTATCTTTTTTTAAGCGCTTCTTGAGGTACTTATAAGCTTCTAAACCATCATTACTTTGCATGTATGAGGCCACAGCGTCATAAGCATCTTCTTCAAAAGGCACTGACATCATTTTCTTTTTATTGCTTGGTAAACTGTAGTAAACATCTCTTTTATTATTCTTAAAAGTTATCCATCCGTTTTCAAAAAACTGATGCACTTCATGTTGTAAATCTAACAAAGGATCATTAACTATATCAATTAAGTCTTCTGGATTGTTTTTAGCGTAAATTAATATATCTCTTTTTAGCTCCGGTATAGTCATACTGTTTGATGAGGTTCCCATTAAAACTCTACAAACAGAAATTAATTTATCTGTAGGTAAGTTTTTAGCTAAAACTTGAGCGTCTAATTCTAATTCAACAGATGCTAATTCTTTTGATGCATCTTTAGCTCTGTCAATTTCTTCAAATATCATTCCGTTACCTGGATGATAATGTAAAAACTTTTGTAAAACCTGGTTTTCTCTTTGAACCACTAACATGCCGTCTTCGAAAACGATAGGTTCTAATATAGCATTTCCATCTTGTTCGTCTTCAAATGGACTTTTTTGATTTCTTGCATATCTCAAAGGTCTATTTACACCTTTCTCTTCATCAAAATATAATAAAGGAGATCTTACAGAATGTCTTGAGGATAACATATAAGCTAAAGGTCTTTCGTTTCTTTTAAGCTTGTATGCTTTATTTATAAGGGTAGTATTTTTTTTCATTATAATATAATTTAATTTGATTTAATAATAATAAATATTACCCCCGCCGAAACGAGGGTAAAATTTATGTAACAATTTAGTCTTGGAATAAGAAGAAGTTGTTTGCACCTAAAGTACATACAGCTCTTTCAGATAGGAAGTTTACTTCCATTGCATCCAAGTCAGAAGTTCTTGCT